TGGATGAGGATGTGATTGAATGGTACAGATCCTATGTATTGAGTCTAAGAGATGTGGTAAATAAGAAACTGATTAGCTTCAATGACAAAGGAGAAATCAATAGTATTGTAGCAAAGTTTGATAGTGCAGCTCAGAAAGAATGGATCCGTATTCATGACAAGATTACAGATATTCAGAATTCTGATGAAGAGAATGAATACATGAAATCTATGTTGCCAAAACAGAAGAGTTACATTCCCAGGTTTGCATTGATCATGCAGTTCATTTGGTCCTCAGAGGATGATAGTTATAGCTTTGCTACTATCAAAAAAGAATCTTTACTAAGAGCTGAACGTTTATCTGAATACTTTATCAACATGAGTAAACTTGTGAAGCTTGATGTAAAAGAAAAGAATCAGCTTCGAACTATTGCCAGGAATACTGGATCATTGGATCCATACGATCAGTTCAAGGCGATGTATTTAAGTAATCCCGAAATAAACAGAACAACAGCATCCGAGATACTTGAGGTTAGTCGCAAGACTATTCAGAGATGGGTGCGTAAATTAGAAACAGATGGAAAATAAAACAGCAGTTCAATGGCTATATGAAGCTTACAGAAAAGAAGCAATACCAACAGATGCAATTCTTGAATTATTTAAGAAAGCTGAAGAGATGGAGAAAGAGCAGATAGAAACAGCATTTGATAAAGGCATGGATAATTCATTGCTTTATTGGTGTGCTAAAACTAAAGAAGAATACTACAACGAAACCTTTAAATCAGAGTAAGATGAAAAGAATATATTATACGATGATTGCAATGTATCTGATATTGATATCACTATTGCTAATCAAAAAGCCTGATACACAAATGTCAAAAACTTATAAACACAAATATACATTTGTAAACATTGACAGTCTTGAGAATAGACCAATGAATCAAAAACAACAACAATACTTTGAATATCTCTATGAACAAGGAAAATAAAAAACGTATCCAGGAACTAGAATGGAAATATCTAAAAGAAAGACATCCATTAGTTCCTGATCATGCACTAGCCAAGAGCGTATGGTCAGATAAGACAGCTAATGGACTTACAAAGATGATAGTATCATTCATACAGATGTCAGGATATCAAGCAGAGAGAATCAATACTATGGGCACTTATAGGGCTGCTAAAAAATACACTGATATGGATGGAGTATCCAGAACAATCGGTAAAGGATCCTGGACAAGATCTGGAGGCACTAAAGGATCAGCGGATATATCAGCTACAATCAAAGGGAGATCAGTTAAGATAGAGGTAAAGATAGGCAAGGACAGACAGTCAGAAGATCAGATCAAATATCAGCAAGCTATTGAAGCAGCTGGAGGTATTTACCTTGTCGCTAAAGATTTTGATCAATTCATTGAATGGTATGATTCTCATATCAAAAAATAAATTATATTTGTACAAATTATAAACTATAATAAAATGGCAACAGCAAAGAAAACGGATGAGCTATCATCCCCGGTACCAATGTATCGAAAGCTATGGTCTGCAAAGCAGCAGATTGGTAAAGTTCACAAGAATGCAAAGAATCCTCATTTCAAGCAATCCTATGCGGATCTGAATGCAGTGCTTGATGCATGTGAACAGATTCTCCTGGATAATGGTCTTATGATATTACAGCCAGTGAATGATGATGTAGTAATCACTCAGATCATTGATGTAGACTCAGGAGAAAAGATTGAATCTTTTATGAGACTTCCAGCACTGACTAATCCACAGCAGCTCGGATCTGCGATTAGCTACTATCGTAGGTACTCATTGGTCAGTCTGCTCACATTGGCTTCAACTGATGACGATGGAGCAGAAGCAGCTAAGAATATCCCACAGAAAAAGCCAGCTATATCTGAGACTGGATTCACAAAAGCATTAACTGCTATTGCTGAAGGAAGATATACAAAGGAGGATCTTATGACAAACTATTCACTCACTACTGATCAACTCGCACAGCTATGAAATGGCATCCTTCAGAAATCGGCAAGCTGATGACCAATGCTAGGTCCAAAGGAGAGGTATTGAGTGAAACAGCAAAGAGCCATATCAGATCCATTGCGAAACAGAGATTCTATGGATACACTGTGGATCTTAATAGCAAGTATATCACAAAAGGAAAGGAGCAAGAACATGATTCAATCCAATTGCTCAATGCTGTAAGATTTACAAGCTACAAGAAAAATACTCAAAGAGTAGAAACAGATCTATTCTCAGGAGAATGTGATATTCTGCTTGATGACTTGATTATTGATATAAAGACATCCTGGTCATTGGAGACCTTTCCAGCTACTCCTGATGAAGGATATGAGTCAAACTATGAATATCAAGGTAGAGCATATATGCATATCTATGACAGGCCATATTTTGAACTGATCTATTGCATGGTATCAACAGATCCAACTGGAGAGCTTAATCTCTTATCTCCATGGGACAATCTATCTGTTCATAGAGTAGATCATATTGATCCATCAAAGAGAATCACAGTACTTAGATTTGAGCGTGACTTTGAAATAGAACAGCAGATGATAGATAAGCTCAGACATGCATCAGAGTATTATGCTCAGTATTATTCTCAACTCCAGGCAAAATGATAAGACAGAAAGAAAGATATGAGCCATTGACCAATCAATATTATTGGGAAATTTCATTCATTACTTTTAATGATTTACCTTTGAGTAATGAACAATATCATGAGGTGGCTAAAGTCATTGAAGAGAAGATGCGTGAGATTGAATCTCGTAGAAGAGTTATGGGTAGTAATAATAAACAAAGTATATAATGGAAACAAAGATTAACAGCGGATCAATTTTTAAGAATGACAAGAAGACAGCAGACAATCAACCAGACTACAGAGGCAAGATCAATGTAGATGGTAAGATATGGGAGATAAGTCTATGGGTTAAAGAAGGACAGCAAGCTGGAAAGTATTTCAGTGCAGCTATCAAGGAGCCATGGGTAAAGCCTGATGATTCAATACAGCCACAGACTAAAAACAAAACTATAGTAGATGAAGACGATGATCTCCCATTCTGAACTAAGTGACAAACTGAGGGCATCTTTACAAAGGAGGCTCTCAGCTCGTTATAAGATACGGCACCTGAGTGAAGACTCTGGCCTTGCATATCATCAGCTATACAGATTCTTGAAAGGTCAACAAGTATCTGAATCATTCATCAATCAAGTTTGGACATACTGTACCAATGTTTTGGGAGAATGAAGCATATAAAATCGCAAAGAAAATTACTGGAGGCTCTGACCTACACAAGGACCTTGTCGGCCATGTCTACCTATTGTTGTATGACAGGAACATCCCAGAGCAAGACCTTCCTAGAACCTTTGCGAGATTCGCTTTCAATCAGTGGAAATGGCCAGGCAGTGATTGGAACAAGCAATTCAACACAATGGCCCACATGGTATCCTTGGACTACGACATCCCTCTGCAAAGTGATGATGACAATCAAGAAGGAGAATACCAGGAATACCTAAGAGAATACATGGAGAAGGAATCCACTACTGATCAAGAGTTATTCATCAAAGAGGTCACAAGGATGCATCTGTATGGGATGACCTTCCGAGATATCAAAGCTCATACAGGGCTTTCACTCCGAGTAATACATTCAGCAATTAAACAATTCAAATATGAGTTATCTAGTAATCATCCTGATGTCCATTGGATTTGCCAGGGTAGTCCAGACTTTTAACCTTCCGGACATTAAACCATTAAACTGCCAGAGCTGCCTATCTTTTTGGTGCTCAGTAATAATCTTAGCATTCATTGATTATGAAATGATAGGAATCGCTATCATAAGCTATTTATTTTCTGATATACTTTTGATATGGGAGAGCAAGAGGTAAAACAAGAAGAGCGTATCATGACTGACAAAGATATGTACTTTGCTATGATTGGAGCTGTACTGATACAAGAACTAAATGTCAGCCGTACACTACGCAGAAAGATATCAGGAACTAATCTTGAAAAGAAACTGAAAAACATATTAAAGAGATGATATCAGAAGAGTTAAAACAGCAAGCACTACGCTATCAAAAGAGCAGATCCTTTGCTCTCAATCAGCAACTCAAAGAAGATTTATCAATCTGGTATAAGATTCATAGAGA